CCTGATCTAAACTCATGTAATGAACCCGGTGGCACCAAAGACTTAAACATTGATGCCCCTCCTGCTTTTTGTAGAGATGGTCTACAAGATAAAGGCTCGGGAACTATTGATCACAAACCATTTTTAACAAGTCAACAAGATGTTACTTCACGTGATCTTTCTTGGTTAGAAGATGCAACGCAAAATAAATTGGGGCAAGGTGCTCCAGCTTTATGCGATCCTCAACAAACCGGACACATCATAAATGAACAGGGAATGAGTCCCCCAAACAGAAACACTGTTTATCGTTATGCCAAAACTTTACGTGGGGCTGACGAAGCAATGAAAAAAATGTTTTCTGATGTTGTTGTTATTGATGAGTCTGGAAAATCATTTGACATTCCCATTATTTGGGCTACTCAAGAAAAAGCTGTGGCTTACATAATCCAAGAAAATGTCAGAAAAGATGAAAGTTTAGTAGTTGACAGAATCAGATTGCCAATGATGGCAATTCATGCCTCAAATTATCAATATAATCAAGATCGTTATGTTTATCATAAAGCAATTGATTATCTAAGGACTCCTCAAACCAATTGGAAGCCGGGTTTCACTACAAGTGAAAGGTATAACCGAGATACAATTTTTGGAGTTTCGAGAGGCATACCAATTGATATTAGCTATACGCTATATGCGTGGACGCTATACGAAGAGGACATGAACCAGATTCTTACTCAAATCATTACAAAATTTAGTCCCATGGCATACATAAGGGTAAGAGGAATTTCATGGGAGATTGGTGTCAAGCTCGATTCAATCGCTAATAATGTAGATGTTGAACCGGGCGACCAAGCAGTGAGAGTCTTTAAGTATCAATTTACTTTCACGGCTGAGTCATTCGTGGCTCAACCAATAGTAAGAAAGAAAGCTGTGCTTAAGACAAAAGTAGAAATCACTGATTCTCCTAATGATGAAGATATTACCGAAGTCTTAGCTAGGTTAGAACAAGCAGTAAAGGAATTGGAAGAATGATTGAAGTAAGAAACACTGGAAGGAGTCCCGTACAACTGGTAGTGAGGTCAAGGACTGCACCTCGTGCGTTCACAACGCTGATAGTTCCGGGTATCGGTAAGGGTAACAACGTAAGACTCATTGAAGATGAACGTCACACGGAATACATAGATAGAGTGGAGAAAATGGGTCTTATCTCCACTAGATACATACCAAACTCAGAGATTCGTAAGGGAGATTGAGACAATGGCTATATTAAGGGGATTTCCACCGTCAAATACAATTTCGCCAAGCGTAAGAATTACCGAGAAGGATTTGTCCTTTATTGCGCCCGAGCAGTCCTTTCATCGTGCTGGACTAATTGGATTCGCTTCTAAAGGACCAATTAACGTACCTACTTTAATAAGCACCAGTCGGCAACTTGCCACAGTGTTTGGATATCCACATCCAGAGTCAGGTGATCCTTATCTAAATTACGCTGCGGAACAGTACCTTCTGATTGCTAACGAGCTTTATGTAGTTCGTGTTGCAGATGAAGAGAACGTATCAGACGAACAAGCAAAAACTGCTACCGGCGATGTTGCATCAGCCGGTGGCCAAATCAGTATTGAATCAAAAGAAGATGGAGACTACACATTTGCTGTAGATTCATTCTTCAGATGGAGACTAAACACTGTTCTCCATTCGAAGACACTTGTGGTTCTTGCTGGAACTTATACTGCCGCTCAACTTGCAGAAGATTTGAATCTGCAATTGACTGGCGACATCGATGGCATCGAATTCTTCAGTCACACAATTGACGTAAGAATTGGTGTTAGAACAACATTCTCGTTTGGCCCAGATGCCGAGCTTGAATTAGTTTCTGTTCAAGACGCCATTTATGGTGGAACGGTTATCGCTGGCAACATCACCGGTCTTGGTACTGGTATGACACAAGCCACAATAACAGGTAGTAAGGACAGATTCCCAGCAACTTATCAAGCTGCTGGAGAATATGATCTTACAGGACTTACAAGTCAGAACATTCAAATCGTCATCGACGGTACAGATAATGTTTTGGTTGACAATGTAGTTCAAACGATTGACCTGTTAGCTCTTGAAGGGCAAGACAACCTTCTATCAGCAGTTGTTTCTGAAATAGAAAGTCAGAAAACCGAAAACGGCGGAACATTGCCGGGCGGTTGGACAGCTAGTGCTGTTGGTGACAACTTGAACTTCGTAACAGATCATCACGGTCGAGATGCAAGATTGCTTATTAAGCCAGACAGTACAGCTATTGGAGTCTTCGGATTCGAAGCTGTTACCAAATTAGGTGCAAGCCCAATTGGTACTGCCGGTGACGTAGCAGTTGACACATACGGTCGAGTAAATGGTGCTGCTGCTGTTGCAGGTGCTCTAACATTCACAATCAATGCCGACTCTGCTGGTATTGATGGAAACCAAACGCAAGTTGTTATCGAGAATAACATTCGAGAAGGCAACTGGCAAATGGAAGTTTACAACAATGGAGTTCAAGTGGAAGCTTGGGGAGCGATTGTTAAAGATCAAAACTCTCGATTCTATGTTGAAACCTTTATTGCCTTGGTGAGTGATTGGATCAGAGTAACTGACAACATTGCAAATAGTGCATCGCCACTGGATGGAACTTACAACTTAACAGGTGGATCAGATGGTATTCCTTCTGACCCAGATGATCAAGACGCTTTGATCATCGGTAACAAGCTCGGATTTACCGGGATATTTGCCTTGAGCGAACCAGAACAAATCGACATCGACTTGATTGCTGTTCCGGCTCACTCTAGTACCTCAGTTGTAACTTCTTTGTTGGACCTTTGCCAGAACGTCCGTCAGGACTGCTTGGCTATTATTGATCCTCCATTCGGACTGACAGTACAAGAAATTGTGGACTGGCAAAATGGTAGTCACCCACTAAACACAACAAGATTCGATAATGACTTTGGTGCTCTTTACTGGCCATGGGTCAAGCTCCGTGACAACTTCAATAGAGTTGACATCTGGGCCCCACCTTCTGGATCAGTAATGGCCACGATTGCCCGATCCGACAGCTTGTCGGCTCCTTGGTACGCACCTGCTGGTGTAACCCGAGGTGTGGTGCCAAGCATTACTGACGTATTCAGTCGTCCTACGCTCGAAGAGCGTGACCTGATGTACGGTTACAGAAATGCTATTAACCCAATCGTCCAGTTCGTGGACTTCCAAGGCTTTGTTATCTGGGGTCAAAAGACACTGCAAAGACGCCCAACGGCTCTCGATAGAGTGAATGTCAGAAGACTGATGTTCGTGATCGAAAAGAGAATTCGTGCGGCATCCCGTCAGTTGCTCTTCGATCCACATGATGACATCCTTCGACAGAAGTTTGTTCGAATTGCTACGGCAATTCTGCAAGAAATTCAGGTGGGAAGAGGCGTCAACGACTTCCGAGTCAAATGTGACGATGAACTCAACCCTCCAGATGTTATTGATAGAAATGAAATGCGAGCGAGAGTGGGCGTCCAGCCTATTCGTGCGGCTGAGTTTATCTTCATTGAATTCTCAATCCACCGTACAGGAAGCTTTGCTGACAACACAGAATTTCCGTTTGACGGATAATCAAAAATGATTTTACGGGGCTGATTTCAGCCCCGTAAAATTCCTTTCAAGAATGAGGCAAGAATGGCCAATATGGGAATTGGGCTGCTTGGGCAACCCGACAAAATATTCAAAAGAAAGTTCAGATACACCTTGGAAATATTAACTCCTTGTGGGTTGATTCCAAAGTGGTTCGTTAAGACTGCATCTCGACCTCAATTAGATGTCGATGAGACAGAGCTTAATTTTCTGAATGGAGTGACATGGATTCCGGGAAAAGGTAAATGGCAACCAATTACTGTTACATACATTGATGTAGCAGATAGTTTGTCACAACCTCTTTATGACTGGTTGGTCTCAGTCTACGACTTTGTAGATCCAGTGGGACTTAAGCAATCAGAAAAGGCCGGATGGAGAGGACAAGCTTTACTTACTATGTACGACGGATGCGGGACACCACTTGAATTTTGGTTAATGGACTCTGTTTGGCCACAATCAGTAAATTTCGGTGATTTGGATTATGCAGACTCAGCAGAAGCAACAATTGAATTAACTTTAAGATATTCAGAAGTTTCTTATCTACCTGTTTGCGGACTTCAAGTACCAACATGTGCCTGCACAGGATGTTAACAAACAACAGGAGCAAAAATGGCAGAACAACACGCAATGGGAATCGGAACTATCGGCCAACCCGATATGGTGTTCAAGCGCAAATTTCGCTGGACATTTGAAGTTTTCGGTTTCTGCGATAATGAAAAAAATAAGATTCCAGAACACTTTGTGAAGTTGGCTTCACGACCAAACTTAAGCATTGAAGAGACTGAAATCAATCACTTGAATGCCAAAACATGGATTCCCGGAAAAGCATCTTGGGAAACCATTACGGTTACTTACTATGACGTAGCCCATCAAGAAATGCAAACTTTATGGAATTGGCTGGCATCAACGTATGATTTCACTGATCCCGTAGGATTGAAACAAGGTAATAAAAGAGACTGGGATGCCACTGGTGTTTTGACTCTCTTTGACGGCTGTGGAACTCCTTTGGAGTCATGGCAGATGCAACACATGTGGCCACAAGCCATTAACTTTGGAGAGATGGATTATTCAAGCTCAGAAGAAGCTGAGATCGAATTAACCCTTCGTTACTCCGATGTTAAATACGTGTCTCTCTGCCCAGCATTCGAAATCAATCCTTGTTGTGGTGGTTGCGGCACCACTGTCAAGAAAGATCAGTTCGCAGACTTCATCTAAGAATCGAGAGACATAAGGAGAAACAATGGCTGAACAAATCCCTATGGGAATAGGAAACCTCGGTTTCAGTAACTTGGTGTTCAAGCGAAAATTTCGCTATACATTTGAGTTATTTGATATCTGTGGCACAGATACCGTCCCAGCACATTACGTAAAATTGGCTGCTAGACCCAGCCTTTCTATTGAAGAAACAGAAGTTAACTTTTTGAATGCCAAGACATGGATTCCCGGAAAAGCATCTTGGGAAACAATTACTGTTACATATATTGATGTTGCCACTGCTGAAGCCGCTCCATTGTTTAGATGGCTAGCATCAGTTTACAACTTCACAGATCCTATCAATCTTCAGCAAGGTGCTATCCGAGATGATTATGCAGCAACGGCTGTTATCAAGCTTTGGGATGGTTGCGGTGCTATTTTAGAAAAATGGGAACTTAAAGATTGTTGGCCAACTTCAGTTAACTTTGGTGATCTGGATTACTCTAATTCAGAAGAAGCCACCATCGAACTAAGTCTTCGTTACTCTGACGTTACTTACACGCCAGAATGTCCTAACTTCCAAATCAATCCTTGCTGCACTGGTTGCGGTGTTGGAGAAGGTATTGATGAAGAAGAAGAAAACGAGTTGAATTTGGTATAATCCCTTACAGGATACTCTGATAAATGGCGGTGACGGAAACCCCTAATCCGTCGCCGCTTTTTTTATAGGAATTCATAATGCCTGAAAAAATGGGCCTTCAATTTGGTCTCGAATCAAGTGCTAACAAAACATGCAAACGAAAGTTTCGCTGGTTGTTCAGAATACCTGAAGTATCTGC